ACAAGCAGACCAATGGTACTGACCCATCTTACACAACGCTGCCAAACAGCGCCCGTACAGATGGCAACGTGCGCACATTTACTGAAACCATTTTGAAAAATGTGATTCAGAAAGTGTGGACTGCTGGTGGTACACCTAAGATTTTGATGTGCGGTCCTGTTAACAAACAGCGCGTATCAGGTTTCTCTGGTATTGCCTCAAGCCGTTTCAACATTGATGGCGGTGCAAAGCCTGCCACACTGGTTGGCGCAGTTGACATTTATGTCAGTGACTTCGGAAATGTGCAGGTCATCGCAAATAGATTCCAGCGTGAACGTGATGCATGGGTGATTGATCCTGAATACGCCAAGATGACTATGCTGCGCCCTTACCAGCAAGTCGAATTGGCCAAGACAGGTGACGCTGAAAAGCGTATGCTGATCGTTGAGTGGGGTCACAAAGTGTTGGCTGAAAATGCCCATGGTCTGGCAGCAGACTTGGTTACTTCTTAATCGAAGGTAAACTGAAAGGGCCAGGGAAACTTGGCCCTTTTTTTAACATGATTCACAAAAGACTATTTAGCGAAAACAAAGATCAAGGCATCAAACGAATCTGGCATGAAAACCCAGAGACTGGTGATGTGACGATTGAGACCCAACAAGATGTCACAGCGGTGATTGAGGCCAACAAGGCCATCTATAACGCTGTGGATGAGAAAGCCAACTGGAATGGTGAATGGCACTTAGTGGCATCCATCCCCGAATCCCTTTATTACAAGATGAAGGCCGAGGGCAAGATCGATGACCAGGAGTACATGAAAAAATGGCTCAATTCAAGCGAAAATCAATTTTTCAGAACACGACCAGGGAAAGTGTAATGGCTAGACCAAGAATCCCTATATCTCAAAAAATATTTGACAAAGTATTAAAAATACCAGAGTCTGGATGCTGGATATGGCTTGGCACAGTAACTAATCACGGCTATGGGACCATGACATTTGGTAGAAATAAAAATATCAGCGCACATAGAGCATCGTATGAATTAAGACATGGACCAATACCAGATGGAATGTTGGCCTTACATCATTGCGACATCAAATGTTGCGTCAATCCTGACCATATTTTTTTAGGTACACAACAAGCAAACATGGATGACAAGGTTTGTAAAAATAGACAGGCCAATGGAGTTAAACATGGAATGTCAAAATTAACAGAACAACAAGCCAAAGAAGCTAAGTTTGGCAACGAAAAACCAATTGAACTAGCAAAAAGATTTAATTGTTCCGCAACCATCATTCGTCAAATTCGAAATGGACTTTACTGGAAACACTTGGAAAATAAAGCATGAATTACATTGCAGTCTGCACCCCTGCCCGTGATCAGGTCCACACCAACTACACCTATTGCATGGTGAATATGGTGGCTTATCACACGCTCAACACCACAGACGCTATCAGTCTGAAATTGATGCAAGGCACAATTATCCAAAACCAAAGGGCTGACCTTTGCTTGGATGCCATGGCTGAAGGCTGCACTCACATCCTTTTCATTGACTCGGACATGACATTTCCACAGGACATGGTCCAGCGGCTCTTAAAGCACGACAAAGAGATTGTGGCTGCCAACTGTGCCAGGCGCAGAATGCCCACTGGCCCGACTGCCCAGAACTATGACGAGAACGGCAAACGAATCCCCGTCTACACCATGCCAGATTCGACTGGATTGGAAGAGGTGGGAAGCATTGGAACGGGCATAATGCTGATCAAGCGCGAGGTGTTTGAGGGCATGAGCGAGCCATGGTTTGATATGCCGTGGCAGACCACACGGGGCTACATGGGAGAAGATGTGTTCTTTTGTAAGAAAGCGCAAGAGCTGGGTTACAAAGTCTACATCGACCATGATGTCTCAAAGGAAATTGGCCACATTGGCACATTTGAGTTTCGCCATGAACACACCTGGATTGTGAAAGAGGAAATGGAAAAAGAGGCCCAATAATGGCACTGACTACATATACAGAGCTGAAGACATCCATTGGCGACTGGCTTAATCGGTCAGACCTGACCACGGCCATCCCAGACTTTATCTCTCTGGCCGAAGCACAAATCGAAAGAACACTGCGCACCAGGCAGATGATCGTCAGGGCCAATGCGTCTTTTGACGCGCAGTATGGTGCAGTGCCAAGCGACTTTCTTGAGACCAAATCCCTCAAGCTCACCAGCACAAACCCCCAGACCCCATTGCAGTTTTTGAGCATTGATGCCTTGGACAATGAGGCGGCCAATTACACGGCCAGTGGCAAGCCAAGATTCTTTGGTGTTGTTGGTGGCCAATTCCGAATTGTCCCAACACCCGATGCAAATTACACAACTGAGCTGACCTATTACGCAAAGTTGACAAAGTTATCAAGCAGTGTGGCCAGCAACTGGCTTTTGGCATCAAGCCCCGACATTTATCTGTATGGATCACTGCTCCAAGCTGCACCATACTTGCAAGATGATGCGAGAATCCAGACATGGGCAACGCTGTATGAGCGAGCCTTAAATGATTTACAAACTGCCGATGATCGCGGTGCATCTTCTGGTGGTGCATTACTGACCCGTGCAAAGACTTTTGGATAAGGACTGTATATGTCATCTTTTACCGACTACACCGAAAACCTAGTTTTAAACTGGGTTTTCACTACAAATTCGGCAACCCGCCCAACTGCCTGGTATGTTGGCCTTTTCACGGCTGCACCAAGCGACACGGGTGGCGGCACTGAGGTGTCTGGCAATGCTTATGCGCGAGTGGTAACTGGAACGATCTCCGGCTCTGGCACGGCCACCACATTCACCAATGCAGCGGCCATCGAGTTTGCAGCTGCCTCTGGTGGCAACTGGGGATCAGTAGGCTGGGCTGGCATTTTTGATGCAAGCACTTCTGGCAACCTTTTGGCCTGGGCGCCACTGACCACAGCGCGCACCATCAATGACGGCGATGTCTTGCGCATCCCAGCTGCATCTTTGAGCATCACTTTGGCCTGATATGGCAGCCTATGGATCGGGGAATTTTGGTGTTGGCCAATACTCTGATCCGAGGGTAGGCTATGGCTACGGCTCTTATGGTAAGGGCAACTATTCCAGAGGCACATTTGAGCCTCAAGTAATCATCACAGATACCAGCACCATGGCGGTGGCTGGTGTTACTGTTTCCAACGCCCAATTTGAGATTTTTGACCAGTCCACCATGGCGGTGGCGGCCATCAGGTATGTCTCTGCTGCCATAGCAATCACATCCACCAGCACAATGACTGTGCAGGCCAATGAGGTCTTTGATGGTGCAATGGCCATTACTGGCACAAGCACCATGGCCGTGGCGGCCAATAGGGTGACAACTGCATCAGCCACAATCAGCGACACAAGCACCATGGCCGTGGCTGGGGTGCGTTATGCGGTGGGCGCAGCCAGCATCAGTGACACTAGCACCATGGCGGTGGCTGGCCTCAGATACGCCATTGGCGCGTTTGACATTGCCGACACATCGACACTGACAGTCTCAACCAGCATCATTGGCAATTCTGGCTTTGCCGTGACTGGCACAAGCACCATGGCGGTGGATACGCAGCGCAGACAGCCTGGTGCTATTGCTTTCACAGAAACATCATCCATGGCGGTCAATGCAAGACTAAAATGGGAAGCAGAAAGTGACACGGCAGAAAGTTGGTCTGGGATATCTGATAATTCAGAGACTTGGACACCGATCTCTGACCAGTCAGAAACATGGGATGCAATTAGTGATTCAAGTGAAACTTGGACTCCAATTGCTGATAATAGTGAATCTTGGCAAATTGCCGCATGAGGTGAAAAATGGCTGATACAACCACCACGAATCTATTGCTGACCAAACCCGAAGTTGGTGCGTCTACCGACAGCTGGGGAACGAAGATCAATTCAGACCTAGATTCAATTGACGCGCTGTTTGACGCTGGGCCAGTGCTAAAGGTCACAAAAGGTGGCACGGGTGGCGCTACGGCATCAGCAGCTCGCACAGCGCTTGGCGTGGCCATTGGCACTGATGTGCTGGCCTATGACTCCAACTTGCAGAGCTTTGTCACAGCATTCACATTGCCCACAGCTGACAGCACGGCCAATTTTGTCCTCAAGACAAACGGGTCTGGCACATTAGGTTTTGCGGCTGCTGCCACTGGTGATGCGGTTTTGTCAGTTGACCAAACATTTACTGGAACAAACACTTTTTCTGGCTCAAGCTCAAAGACTGCCATTGTCCTTAACGATGCAGCAGAGGTAGCAACAGTATCAGCAACTGCGGCTACTGGAACAATTAACTACGACATTACCACTCAGTCAGTCTTGTATTACACAAGTAACGCAAGTGCTAACTGGACAGTTAATTTTAGAGGCTCTAGCGGCACTTCACTTGATACTTTAATGAGTACTGGTCAATCAATGACTGTGGCTTTCTTGGTTACTCAAGGCTCTACTGCTTATTACAACTCTGCTGTTCAAGTGGATGGCACAACTTCTGGAGTCACTACTAGGTGGCTAGGTGGTGCGCCTACTGCGGGAAATGCTAGTGGAATAGACAGTTACCGCTATCTTTTACTGAAAACGGGTAGTGCGACTTTCACAGTCTTGGCAAGCAACACACAATTTAAGGCTTAACACTATGCCATTACAAGCTACAAGTGGTGCGGCAAGTTATGACGGCTTTGGTGGCGGTGTTGCTGTTGTGCCTCAGTATATTGAGGATGTGTTCTCGACTTGGCTTTATACGGGTACGGGCGCTACACAGACGATCACAAACAATATTGACTTGTCGGGTAAAGGCGGTTTGGTTTGGATTAAAAAAAGATCAGGCGCAAACGAACACGGCCTTTGGGATACTTCCCGTCCGCCGTTTGGTGGAGGATATTCACTACGACTTGCATCAAATACTACTAACGCTCAAGCATACGAATTTAATCAACTTACTTCGTTTAATTCAAATGGTTTTAGCCTTGGTGGTGATGGGGCGACCAATGCTCCAAACGTAACTGACGAAACTTACGCCTCATGGACATTCCGCAAGCAGCCAAAGTTCTTTGATGTTGTGACTTATACGGGTACTGGTTCAGCTCAGAATATTGCACACAGTCTTGGCTCAGTACCAGGTTGCATTATTGTCAAAGGGCTTACATCTACTCCAACAAATCCAAACTGGGCTGTTTATCACCGTAGTCTTGGTAACGACAAGCAAATCCAGCTTAACTCGACCGCCGCTGCTGGCGGTTCATCAATTACCAGTTGGAACAATACAGACCCTACATCTACTGTTTTCACGGTAGGCACAACAAACACAACAAATGCCAGTGGTCAAACCTACGTTGCCTACATCTTCGCCCATGACGCAGGAGGCTTTGGCCTGACGGGTACGGACAATGTGATTTCGTGTGGGTCGTTTACGACTAACGGAAGTGGTGCAGCAACTGTTGACCTTGGGTATGAGCCGCAGTGGTTCTTGTTCAAACGCTCAGATGACACAAGTAACTGGCGCATTCTTGATGTAATGCGTGGCGGTAGTCTTACTCAATCAAGCCCTTTGATTCCTAATTTATCAAGTGCAGAAAGTAGCTTTGGTTCTTTCTGGAGTCCTACCGCAACAGGCTTTAACATCATTAACCAAACTGCTTCATCAACTTGGATCTACATCGCCATACGCCGTGGCCCGATGAAAGTGCCTACGACTGGGACGAGTGTGTTTGGTTTGTCCGCCAGAACGGGTACTGGTGCAGATGCCACGGTTACGGGATCGGCTGGAGTTTCCGATGCTGTGTTAGTCAAGAACCGTGGGTCAGCAGTAGCTTCTTTATTTTCATCAAGACTGACTGGCACTGGCTATCTTGTAACATCAACCCAAGCGGCAGAAGTCGCTGCTGGGACAACCATTCTTCAAGCTAACCCTTGGGATGTGATGGATGGTGTTAAGGTCGGCACAACATCAACAATTACAAATGCGTCATCAAACACGTTTATTAACTACCTGTTTGACCGCGCCCCCGGCTTCTTTGATGAGGTTTGCTATACGGGAACGGGGGTTGCACGGACTGTGGCGCATAACTTGGCGGCAGTGCCGGAGTTAATTATTGTAAAGAATCGTGTGGCGTCTAACGGATGGATTACTTACTGTGCATATTTGCCAGCACCTTTAGACGATTACCTTTTTGTTAATTCCGATAGCGCAAAAGGCACTAGTAGCGGGACTTGGAAAACACCGACTACTACTACATGGGGCATGGATATTTCTTTTAGTGAGCTGAACACAAACGGAAGCAATTACGTCAGCTATCTCTTTGCAACCTGCGCTGGTGTTTCCAAAGTAGGCAGCTACACAGGCACAGGTACTACCCAGACTATTAACTGTGGGTTCACTGCTGGCAGCCGCTTCGTCATGATTAAGCGCATTGACAGCACTGGCGACTGGTATGTATGGGACTCTGCTCGTGGCATTGTGAGTGGAAATGACAGCTACCTTTTATTAAATTCAACTGCTGCCGAGGTTACCAACACAGATTACATTGACACCTATTCTGCTGGCTTTGAAATCAGTAGTACAGCCCCTGCTGCAATCAATGCTTCGGGCGGTTCGTTCATCTTTTTTGCGGTGGCCTGATATGACTAAAGATAAATTCAAGCAAGGATATACAAGAAGTAAAGCTGATGCTAAACGCAGAAACATTGACTTTCTATTTACATTCGAAGAATGGAAAACATGGTGGCTTGAAACTGGTAAATGGGATAAGCGTGGTAGAACTTCTGGTTGCTACCAAATGTGCAGAACAAATGATGTTGGCCCGTATTCTTTAGGTAATGTTTATTGCGACACCATTGAAGCAAATAGCGGTCTTCCTCATGCTGGTGCTACTCGCCCAACTGAGTGGTCTGCAAAGATTGGCGCTTCTTTGAGAGGCAAGTTAAAAACCAAAGAGCACTCTAAGGCTTTGGCTTTAGCGATGCTTGGCAAACAATACAAAACACCTGCTGGTGTATTTCAAACTTCAGCAGAATGTGAACAAGCAACTGGTGTTAAACGAGCAACTGTTATGTGGCGGTGCAAGAATAATTACCAAGGTCATTGGTCTTACGCATAAGGAAAAATCATGCAAATCAGAATTCGTGAATCAGGCGCTGTCATGTACGAAAGTGAATTTCGTGCATATCAAAAAGCCAATGGTGGCCCATCATGGGAAACAACAACAACTGAAGTCTTAGAGGCTTTGGGTGCTGATGTAGTCTTTGAAGGCCCACAAACAACTGGTGGAACTGTTTACCAATACTCTCAAGCCAATGGTGTTGAGCAAGTAGATGGTAAGTGGTACACCAAATATATCCTTGGCCCTGTCTTTATTGACACCACAGATGAGAATGGCAATGTCACAACTGCTGCGGCTAATGAAGCCGCATACAAGGCAGCCAAAGACATTGACCAGGCTAAATCTGTGCGCTCCACACGCGACACCAAGCTGGCCGAATGCGACTGGCGCGTGATCAAGGCTGCTGAGACTGCGACCACATTGGATGCAGCCTGGGCAACTTATCGCCAGGCATTGCGTGATGTGACTGCCCAGTCTGGATTCCCTTGGACCATCACATGGCCAGACGCGCCATAAGATGAATCATGGATGCCGACACTGACAAAAGGCTTGCCGTGCATGAAGCGATCTGTTTAGAGAGATACAACAACATCGACAAGTCACTGCGCGATGGCGACAAGCGCATGACGAAGATTGAATATCTTCTCTATGCTGTGATCGTGGCTGTTTTATTTGGCCCAGGTGTGGCTGCTGAATTCTTCAAAAAGATATTCGGGCTATGAAAGACTGGGCCGTGGCATTCATTGCTGCGGCTCTTTGGGTCATCACTATCATTTGGTGCTTTTTTGTCATCATTTCGTTTTGGCCATGATCTATGCTCTGGTCCTATTGGCAGCAACCGCAGAATATCGATGCACTAGGTGGGCATGGACTGGTGATGTCTACAATCGGAAAGTTGTTTGTCTCAAATGGGAGAAGAGGAAATGATTGATCCGATGACGGCCCTGGCGGGGATACAAAGCGCCATCAGCATGGTCAAAAAGGCCAGCAAGGTGGCCAATGATTTAGGCTCACTTGCCCCAATGATTGGCAAGATGTTTGACGCAAAGTCTGTGGCCACCAAAGCCTTGCTTGAGGCTAAGAAAAACAAAGGCTCAAACATGGGTCAGGCACTTCAAATCGAGATGGCACTGGAGCAAGCGAGAGCCTTTGAAGAAGAATTGAAGATGCTATTTATGACCTCTGGTCAGATTTTGACGTGGAATAAGATCAAAGAGCGCCAGGCTCAAATGGACAGGGATGATGCCAGAGAGCTTGCTGCTTTACAAAAAGCCGAGAAAGAAGCCAAGGCCAAAGAGCAAGAAATGAATGAACTGGCCATGATCATTGGCGGTGTGGCTTTTGTCTTGTTTCTGGTGTTCATTGGGGTCAATGAACTGATGGAATTTTGTGCAACGACTCGCAGATGTGGTGGCAGATGAATGAGTATCAGAAGACCTTTGATATGTGCCTCAAGATATTCGTTTACGGGTGTGTGGCGCTTTACTTCTTGGGTTTTCTGAAGTTTCTGCCAGATGACTTATCTGACAAAATAGTCAATTTACTGCTGGGTAGAATAGGATTAGGCAAATGAGATATTTATTGCTGCTATTGCTTTTGACTGGCTGCGAAGAAAAATATCGCTACAAGTGCCAGAATCCTGACCACTTTCATGCGACAGAGTGCCAAAAGCCTAGATGTCTGTTTACCCAGACTTGCCCAGAATACTTGGTAGCACCAATCTTGGAGAAAAAAGTTGACGAAGTTAAACCTAACAACTGAAGAGATCGAAGTCAGGGTCTGGAGCATTGTGGTGCTTGCTGTCACCCTGATTCTTTTCTTTATCGTGATTGCGCTTTTGTATTCTGTGACCTTTGTGACCCAGCCTATCAAGAGCATGGCCCCGATTGACCAGGCTTACACAAAGATGCTGAACGATATCGTTCTATTGATTGTGGGCGGTATTGGCGGTGTGATTGGTAAACGGGCAATGACTTCTAGGCAGCAGTCACCACCTATGGGCCAGCCAATGTGCCAGCCCATGCAAGGCCAGTATGGTTACAGCAACAACCACGGGTTTACTGCAAGCACCAATGGCATCCCATCACAGCCATTTGGGGCAATGCCCAAGTGGACCAACCCAGAGCTTGATGAGTCTTGGACACCTGGTCCACCACCAGACACGCCACCGGACCATCTTGAGGATGACCATGAGCGCGAACAGCTGGCGCAGGCCAGACAGGAGTCAGAATAATGCTGCCAATACCCTTACCCTGGCTCATTGTTGGTGTCTTGGTCTCATTATTCGGCTCTTACCGAGGTGGCTATCACTTTGGATGGGAAGACAGGGACAATGACATGAAACTGGCCATTGCCCAAAAGAATGAAGAAGCCAGAGCCAAAGAGAAAGAGCTTGGCGAGAAACTGCAAGATCAGGAAACGAAACTCAGAAAGGCCCAAGATGATGTCAAGAAAAAACAGTCTGCTATGCATGAGCTTGCTAGGACTGGTCGGCTGCGCCTCCCAGCCCCAAGTTGTCCACAAGCCAATGCAAGTGCCAGCGCTCCCACAGGAAATAGCACCGATGCAAGCGAATCTGAGCGACAGACTATTGCAGCTCTTATCGACATCGCAGCCGAAGGAGACAAAGCCATCAGCAAGCTCAACGCCTGCATCAACGCCTATAACGAAGT